GGGGGGGGCCTGCCGCATCTTATGGTCACTGACCCGCCGTATGGCGTCGAGTACGACCCGGACTGGCGAAATCGCGCCGACCGTGCGAACGGCAAGAGCTACGGGGCAAGTGCTACGGGGCAAGTGCTAAACGACGACCGTGCCGATTGGCGCGAGGCGTGGTCGCTGTTCCCCGGTGATGTGGCCTACGTGTGGCACGCCGGCGTGTATTCCCACGTGGTCGCGGAAAGCCTGGAGGCGTGCGGATTCGAGATGCGCGCTTTGGTGGTGTGGGGAAAACATCGGATGGTCATCGGTCGCGGCCATTATCACCACATGCACGAGCCGTGCTGGTACGCGGTCAAGAAGGGCGGCACGGGGCATTGGCAAGGCGACCGAAAGCAAACGACGCTGTGGCAGATCGAGCACAACAAGTCGGAAACAGGCCACGGAACGCAGAAGCCTGTGGAAGCCATGCGCCGCCCGATTGAAAACAACAGCGGGCCGGGTGACGCGATCTACGAGCCGTTTTCTGGAAGCGGAACCACGATCATCGCTGCCGAGCAAACCGGCCGCCGCTGCTACGCGATGGAACTGTCCCCGCAGTACGTCGACGTCGCCGTGCGCCGCTGGCAGCAATTCACCGGCAAGCGCGCGGTGCTGGAATCCACCGGCGCGGAGTTCCCCGCCTAAATGGCCACCCTCGCCGACCTCCAAGCCGAACGCGAGCGCCTGCGCGCGGCCAACGCCAAGGCTGATTTCGAGGCCGCGCTGGCGGCGACGGTGGGCACGCCGGAGGTGATCGGCGCCGGGCAGGCGGTGCGCCGGCTGATCCTCGACGCGCTGGCCGCGCTGCCGCGCAGGCTGGCCTCGGTGATCGACGGCGAGCGCGACGAGACGCGCGTGCATTACCTGATGTCGGAAACCTTGCACGACTGGCTGGCGGCGCTGGGCGACAAGGCACTGGCGGCGTCCGCCACGCTGCCGGAGATGGGCGAGGCGTTCCGCCGTGGGGCGACGCCGCGGGAAATCCTGACGGTTTCGGAGTGGGCGGACAAAAACCGCGAGCTGCGCAGCGGCACCAACGCGCCGGGGCCGTGGCATACCGCCTTCACGCCGTACCTGCGCGAAATCATGGACTGCCTCTCGGAGCATTCCTCCGTGCGGCAGGTGACGTTTGTTAAATCCTCCGGCGTGGGCGGCACCGAGGCGATGTTCAACTGGATCGGGTATCTCATGCACCACCTCGGCAACAAGGATCTGCTGG